TGAGATTAACAAATGGAAATGAAATACTTGAGCGTTCCGTTGGTTCACAGATTCGTGGACTTCACCCTCAAGAGATTATTATTGACGACCCTATGAAGGAGTTTTCTGTTGCCGCCATACAGCGAGTTACAGATTGGTTTTGGGGAGACATGATTCCTACTCTTCACCACACCGCTACTTTACGAATGGTCGGCACACCTTTCACATACACTGATATATTTGCAGCATTGGAGGAAAACCCCGAATATGATGTTCAACGCTATCCAGCGATAAATCAAACGGGTGATGCTCTTTGGCCCTCTCGTTGGGATATTGATTCTTTAGAAAAAAGAAAGCGTGAAATAGGTTCTTCAAAGTTCACAAGAGAATATCTTTGCATACCAATTTCATCCAATACGATGCTATTTGGAAAAGAGTTTATAGATAAGTCTAAAGACCGGACAAGTAAGTTATTGTATCATGGTAACAATGAGGCTTTCAAATACTACATCGGTTACGACCCTTCTCTTTCAGCAGACGGTGATTATACAGTAATGATGGTTATTGAAGTAGATGGGGATATGAATAAAAAAGTTGTTACAATGGTGCGTGAAAAGAATATGGATTTCCGTTCTCACATTACCCGCATTACAGACCTTTGCGAAAGATTCAAACCCGAAGTTGTAATGATTGAGACTAATACATTCGCTAAGTCCTTTGCTATGGAATTGAGGGATATATCAGATTTTCCTGTAAAAGAGTTCACCATGCACCGTAAGAAGAAAGAAGAAATTATTCTCAACTTACAGATGAACTTGGAGAATAATAAAATTATACTACCTTATGCAGATGAAAAGGCAAAGGGTGTTTCCGATGCGATTATACAAGAACTCGAAGCATTCGGTATTAGTAGCACTGGAAAAATTGAAGGTTTAGGCGCACACGATGATATTGTTATAGCACTCGCTTTGGCTAATCACGCCACAAAGTCTTTTAATGATGCCTTCGTAGACATAGATAGTAGTGGCTTATTTGGCACTCCCAAAGGTCAAAGTTTCGGAGGTGGAATATATGGAATTAATATGTAAGGAAGATGAAATTAATACAGACGAACTTCGTAGAAAGTTAAAAGAATTAGATGAAGCGCAAAAAGTCACCAATGAAAAGAAACAAACTATCATTGATGATATTAAACTTAGTGACTGGCTACCATATCAAATGTTTGATGAAACCGAAGTCATCAAGGATATATCTAAAATATATTCAGTAAATCTTACAGACGCTAGAAACATGTTATCGTCTTTTCCCGAAGAACCCCTCATTGATAACAAACCTATACCGGATATTGTCAAGGATTTAAGAAACATGCGTAGGCAGTTGAAAGGAGACTCAAGGATGAAAATGAGCAAGACAATAGACCATTTAATTAACGCATATGGAGAACATTTGAATAAATGTATTGATTCTATTTACTGGCTTTCTCCTTATAAATCAGCGGTTAAAATGCTTACACCAGATTTAGTTACACTTAGAAAATTAGAACATATTAAAGATGGAGATGTTAGAAAAGAAGTCATTGATGATTTGATAAAAATGTGGGAGGCCAATATTTTCAAAAATGAATTAGACTATGGAAAGGAATATTCCGACTACACTAAGGTTTTTAAGCAAAGTAAAAAAAATATTCGTTCTACCCTAAAAGGTATTTCTCATCAGTCAATTAGAAAGTCAAGGCAGAAAGTTTTAGATAATATTATAATTAAAACAATTTGTAACAACCCCGGAATTTCAAGTAATGCAATACACTCGATGCTTCCTAAAAGTTACCACCGTTCTACTACCCCGCAGACTATTTCAAAAATGCTTCGCAAAATTAACGCAACAAATGTTAACGGTGACTACTACATTCTTAGTGATGAGATTAAGAAAGACCTCTACGGGTATGTAGCGGGATTCATTGATTCGGATGGTTATATTACTATGGACTCTTCTTACTCTCCCCGCATAGGTATGATTGCCACAGGGGATAGAGGTAGAGCCTTCTTTCAAGAAATGGAGAAGGAACTTAAAATTGGCCGCCTACACTTAGACCAAAAGGTAGGAGAGAATAGCCGTAGTCAGCACAGGTTAAACTTTTATAGTCAAAACGATATTACAAAATTGTTGGACAAGTGCCTACCCCACCTTCGGATGAAAAAAGAACAAGGGAGACTTTTACAAGAGGCTATTAAAATTAAGAAATTTTATAAGAAAGAACCGTGGGCCAAAGAAAGGGTAACTGAAATTTTCAAACTTATTAAATGGGAAAATTGGAAGGATGCTCGTAATCAAGGTTCAGTCGAATTTGAAAAATACGATATACAACAGGATAATATATCAAAGTATAAGGATAACTGTAAATGGGAATTAATGAACGAGATGGATTCTATTGTTAAGGAGGATTAAGTATGGGACTACGAGACAGATTTAGACAATTGATAAGAAGAAGAACTCCTATTCCTATGGAAAAGGATGTTTATAATTTAGGTATTCAAGAGCGTAGATACCCCCAACATTATGCAGGGCGTTATTTATACGATACTGCTAAAAATTCAACAGTTGTTAGAACTTGCTTAGTTCAACTTAAGAATGAAGTTTTCCGCCGAGGATATGAATGGAAAAAGGCATTCGATAAGAAATGTAACTCATGCGGCTACGAACATCAAAAGGATGTAGACGAATGTATGAATTGTAAATCTGCTGACCTAAGAACTCCTAATTACTCTCAAAAAGTCTACGCTGAAAATTTCTTTAAAAATCATGTTAATGAATCACACCAATTATTTATTGATGTTCTCAAGGAATTAGAAACAGACCTCAATGTTATGGATGACGCTTTCTTAATTCTTGTTAAGGATTATTATTTAGAAGAAGGTGGAGGAATTGCCATGTCTAAGATTAATGAGATTTATAGAGGCGACCCTACTACAATGTTTATTGAAGTTGATGAAGATGGAGATAGAGGGCATTCGAGATTTACATGTGTAACTCATAGAGAGTTTATTTCCGAAGAACGACATGAAAAATGTGGGGTATGTGGTAGTTCTCTCGAAGCAATCGAATTTACAAATAAAACAGCACAAGGGGAACAGCATTATATTACTGGAGAAGTAGTGCATTTTAGTAAATACGGGCCTTCGAGATTATACGGACACCCACCTGTGATTACTTTATTTAATTACATATTTACATTACAGGCTATGGAGTCTTATATTAGCACTTCATACCAAAAGATGAGAACTCCAAAGGGTATTCTTGCTGTGCAGACTAACAATATGGAGTCGCTGGTAAAGTATTGGAAAGGGGTTAAAGAAAAGTTAGAACAAGACCCCCACTACATTCCTATCATGGGTATTGAATCCGAGGGAGGTTCTCGTGGTTCTGTTGAATGGATTCCTTTTATGAACAGTCTAAAAGAAATGGATTATACTGCTGTAAAGGAAGACTTAAGAACAAGAATCTCAGCGTTCTACGGTGTAAGTAACATCTTCATGGCAGACAATACGGCTTCCGGTGGACTTAACTCCGAGGGTATGCAAATACTTGTTACTAATCGAGCAGTTGAAATGGCTCAAAGTGTTTATAATAAATATCTATTCCCATTTATGATGGATGAATTTGGGATAACAGATTGGAGAGTTCAACTTTTACGCTCGGAAGAAGAAGATGAAATTGCAGTTCTTCGTAGAAGGGAGATGGAAGTCGCACTTGCTATTCAAATGAAAAATCTCGGTTTCGATGTTGACATGAATGAAGAAGGTGATTTTATATTCAAGAAATTCCCATCAGAAGAACTTACAACAGTTGATGTTGATAAGAAAGAAGAGAAGCCAATAGAAACTGATAAGTATGCTGGCACTAATATTGATTCCTCACAATTAGGGCAACTTCAAGAGCAAGCATTATTAAGCGGTCAAACAAAGGGGCAGGTAGCGGGAGAAGTAGCAGATAAGGCAGACTATACCCCAAAGAAAAGAATGCCTTCACCGCCCGATAAAAGATTTAGTGGACTTCCCGGTGATGCTGGAAATAAAAATGTGGATAAAAGAACCGAGAGGCGAGTAGGATGATTTACAAGGGTTTAATGGGTAGAGATGAAATTGACTATCTTACAAATAGATTTACAGAAATTAAATTTGCGAATTTAAGAGTAGGAACAGAAACATTAGCAACAAAAGAAATGTTATCAGAAAAAGATATTTCTCCTGAAGTTTATAATAATATTTTAAACGATAATAGAGAGGGGGTATTAAAATTAATTTCCCACAGTCAGGGCTTAATTGCGTTTGATTACGATATTGGTTCAGGAAAAACAGTTTTGACATATTTAAACGAAGTGATACAAGGTAGTGATAAAGTTATATTACTTAATCTTCTTAAGAAATCTTTTGATACTAAAAAAATTATAGATGATAAAACAACAACTCGACTTAATACTGATAGACGGAGAGGAACAATGTTTACAGAAATTAGTGATTACTCATATTCTGTTTTGGAGACTACTATAGGAGATGAACAAGACTTTAAATTACAGATAAATTTTAATCAATTTAAAAATATAGTGGAGGAATCATTGGCTTATGGCCCTGCGTCATCACGCAAAGTAATAGTAGCAATATACCCTTTTAACTCAGAATACGGTTTTAAAATTCATACCTTTCCAGTTGAGGCTATTCCCAGTATTTCTAAATTACAAAAATCAAAAGGGGTTAATATTTTAAGTAAAAGAAACGCGCAGAGGTATTTGCAAGAGCAAGGTTTACGCTTAAATCAAACTAGTGAAATGGTAAAAAATGACCTGTATCTCTTGGCACCTTCAATAGATTTTGAACTTGATTTTGATGAAAAATACGGAGTATCGTCTGAAGCATTTCCTTTATTTAGAAGATGGGCTAAAAGACTGGTAAAAAGAAAAATGGAGCGGAAAAATGGAGCGGAAGATGTGTTAATAGTGTTTTCTTTAAATGATAGTTATGTAGATAAAGGTTTAAATAAACTATTTGGCACAAAGCCAATAAATACACAATATACTTTATTTTCTGAAAATACTACTTTCAAGGAGTGGGCTTCAAAAAAATTAATGCAACCTGCTACTATTGAAAGGATAAAATCAAGTTTAGAAGATTCAGTAACAATATTTAAGGAAACCACAGGTAAATATAAACCCTTACCAAAAAATTTATTTCAAGATAAAAAATATGAAATCGGAAAACGCCTTTTAGCCGAATTAATTACAGCAAAAATTGGTTTAGCAATGGGAGATAGGTCGGGTTGGACAAAAAGAAGTTCAAGACCACCATCTTTACAATCTAGTGAATATGATAGATACTCTAAGTTACAACGCGGTATCAAAAAATCACTTCCCGACCTAACAAGTAATTTATCGTTTTTAGTTGAAAAAAGTAATAAGAAGGGGTATGATAGTTTAACAGAAACAGAAAAAGTTAATTTTGCTAAATACTGGCAAAGATGGGTTACACTATTGAATGTATTCGACCAAATGAAATATAGAATATTTTTAAGGGGGGATGGTTCGGGTGTGCGCTTTTTGGTTGACGAAATAGTTTCACTGGGAATTTACCCAAATAAAGTAGATAAATTGGATTCTGTTTTTGTTTTTTCAATTAATATGTTTCACCGTAATGCCCCTAATGAAAGAATTAGTAGCGACCAATCCGGCTCTAAAACTCAAGAGCGAAAAAAATTCCAAAATTTTATATTCATTATCAATTACGACAGGCAAGAAATAAGTGTAAATAAATACGGTGGGCAGGATGACGCAAAACAATTTTCAATAAATTTTCAAGATTTTGATATACGAGTAGATATTGTAAATCTTATTAATAGAATAATAAGTTTGCCTAAAAATTTAATTACAAATTTACCTGAAAAACCTTATTACTCTGGTAGAGAAGGTGACACGCCAATTTCAAGAGTTTCTATGACCCCTGAAGAAGTTGCTACTACTTACTCTTATAGTCAAGCGAATGCGATGAAAAATCACGAAGAAGTACTTTATCACGAAGAAGTCAAACAAGATACTTTAACTGGAAGAAGGGAAGGCTTTATGGTATTTAGAGAAAGAAGAGGTGGTTACGGCTTTTTTTCATTCGACCCCTTTTACCATGATAAAGACGGACATGGAGCCGGTAGAGTAGACCTTTGCATTACTCCTTTAAATAATTTATTTACCCCGTTAAGAATTTGGGCCGAAAGCAACGGGTGGTTTGAATTAAAAAACATGCCAAATAATTTATTTGGTAACCATTTTAATTCAAAAGAAATTATTTTAAAATATATTAGTGGTATGTGTGAAGATTATTTGTTTTCCTACAAACCTAAACTATACGCTATTAGTGCGGCTGTTTGTATTCTTTCAGGTCAAAAAGATGTTACTTCTCCGGATTTAAACTGGTTACTGGGTAATAGGGGGGCGGGAGAAGGTGAAGTATTTCCAATTGATGTTAATGCTTATGAACAAATGCCTACCTACTCAAAAGAAACAGTAGATTATTCTATATTTTCATTTATTTTAAATAGAGCATGGAATGAATTCAGACAAAGATTAGAGTTGTTAAGACAATACCCTTTGGCGATGCCTAAAGAGCCTGATTTCGTTGAAATACGAAGAATAACGGGTCTTGCTCTAACAGAACAAGAGATAAGAGAGGAGGTAGAAACGGAAAACTTAAGAAACCTAATTAATGAACTAAATGAAAATGTTTATAAATCGAATTCACACCTAACTACTCATTATAAAAAATTATCAAATAAATTAATTAAAGAATATTTAAAACAAAATCCACCAAAGGCAACAAACCTTGCCACAAGAAGAACATAAGGAAAGTGAAAAAATGAGTGATATAATAAGAAGAAAATTAGATGAAGCAAAAAAACAATTATCAGACCTTGAGCGAAAGGCTAATAAACCAGAACCCACGCCTAAGAAAACTGTGGATTTAACAATGAATGTGCCGGAAGTTCCTCCTGATAACTTTGAGGCAGACCCCGTTATTCCCGGAATTATTCGACCCGGCCCTAAAATGTCGAAAAAATTTAGACAGGTGTAGATATGTGGAAAGATATTCTAAAGGCGACCTTTACTTTACCTAAAGGAACTTCGGTAAAAGAAATTAAAAGGTTAATTAATGAAGCAATAGACAAACCTTTAGAAGCAAAAAATAATCCATTCACGGCTACAAAAAATTCAAAAGGTAAATATACAAAAGATGCAATTAAGGTAAATGAAAAAGGAGAAATTATAGGTGACGGGTATAAAAGGCAGGGTGGAGATTCCTTTTATCCTGTTGAGAGGGTAGAAAGTAAAGGCCCCCCTGTGGTATATGAAACAGTAGTTCAAGCACAAACTCCCCTTACCATAGATGAAGCGGCTAAATATTATAAAGAAAATGTTGTTGATTACGATGAAGTTAACCCTTTCAAGGAAAGTGAAACTATACAATATCGAGAAGAAGGTAAAAGAATGCCTAAGAAACCCAAAAGAAGGGAACTTCCTGAAGATAAACCTTATCTCGGTGAAAGAAAAAAACCTCGTGTAGAAAGTAGAGAAGAAGGTAAAAAACTAAGAGCGAAAGAAACTCGTGACAAGAAAGGACTAAGAGAAAATTTTCAAGATTCTAAACCAAAATTAAATGTTAAAAGAACAGAAGATAAACTAAGAGAAAGATTAAATATAGCAAGCAAAGAATTAAAAACAGCGGAAGATAGATTTGATTTATTAGATTATAGAACGCCTTCCCAAAATTCAATTTATGAATCTCTTGGTAAAGAAATAAAGGACTTAAAAGAGGAAATAAAAAACTTAAGAGAGGAAATAAAACAAGTAACTTCTGAACCTACTATAACTTCTGATGAGGCCGAGGAAGAATTAAATACAAGATTTTATTTAGATTATGGGTATAATATAGAAGATATAGATAGAGTTGAAATGAAACAAAACCTACCACAGATAAGAACAATAATGTATCCGATTTCAAATGCTAATTTTGATTCCTTTATTATGGCTTTAGATAAATTTATAGATGGAGAAGATTCCCCTACAATTAATAAATATAGAGAGGAAAATAAAAATAAGTTTGATAAAATTATGGAGTTAATAGAATCAACATCTACTTCTACGGGTGGAAATACTTTAAATAAATTTATTGGCAATTTAAAAAATATGGTAGAAATATCAATGCAAACTATTGGTGGAGAGCAATATCCAGTTGCTAAAATTAAACTAAATAGACAAGGTGCTACGAAAGCCACATTAACAGTAAAGGAAAATATTAATTTTTTAGTTAATGAAGCAGAACTTAATTTACCTGTTGGTAAGAGATACACCCCTGAAGAGTTTGAAAGGGTATCTAATTGGATGGAAACTAAATACGCACCCATACCTAAAGTAACTAATTACCAAAAATTTATGGATAATTTAGTCGGAGATATATTTAACACAAAAGGTATTCCATCTGTAAAAAATATAAGAAGTTCTACTACTGATGCGAGTTTTGCTGATGTTACACTTCCTTACATGGTAGAGTGGCTTACCAGTAGAAACAATCCACTGTTAACAAAATTAATAAAAAATATGTCTGTAATTGGGGGTAAAAAATTAACACCCCTTATAAAAACACAAAGAGTTCAAAAAATAGTAAATGGTGCTGAATTTAAAAATAAAAATTTCATACCTTTGATGTCTCGATATTTATTCGACCCTTCTAATAAAGAACTTTTATCCAAGAAACAGGTAGAGAGATTAGAAAAGTTATTATCAGAAAAGGTTGGTGATGATACGGTTATAGGACTACTACTTTTAGTTTTAGACCAAACCTTTTCAGTTGCTTCACCAAGTAAAAAAGATACAATTGCAGATAGATTGGGAGTTAAACCAAAACCTATAACTCAACCTGATGAAAGTTACGATGAGGAAATTAGCCCTGATACGACATCGGAACAAGAAGAAAAAATTCGTTCTAAAAGAAAAGACGAGGCAAAACCTAAATACGACCCAAAGAAAGTCGAGGATATGAAAAATAAACCTAAGCCCCCTGCTGGGCCGAGTAAAGATTGGAGAAGTCGAAGAGATTTACCACGAAAGAAAAGAGGAACTGCAAGTGACCCTTTTCGTAAATCATTAGAAAAGGCAGATATATCTTCTCTCCCACCAAAGAAGCGGAGAGAAGTAAAGGCTCTACTTCAAAATGCTCATCCAACAGAATACTTTGGTGAAGACTACCTTCGTTTAGGAAAAGTTATAAATATAATTGACGGATTAGCAGAAGATGAAGAGGCCGAACTCTTAGAGAAATTGGGAGTCAAAAATCTACAAATGGTTAAGACAGCCGCATCACTAAGAAAGAAATATGAAAATTTATATGAAAAATTATACGACATGGTATATGATGAGGAGGAATAAAAAAATGGAAGAAGAAACAACAGTGGAAATTTTAGAAATATTGAAAGCCCTATCCGACAAGGTTAAGGATTTAGAAAGAAAATTAGCAGATTCAGACACAGCAATTATGAAGTCTGGATTTGTAAGAAGTCCAAGACCAAGCATAAAAACCCAAGCGGGTATGCCAAATGGTGATGTGATTTCAAAGATGGATTGGAGTGATTTGGATTCACTTGTCAAAAATTTGGAGGGAACAATATGAGTAAAAAAGAAACAATGGTAGCCGATGAAGCCGATATGCAGGGAGTAGATGTTTTAACGCAATTAACTGAACTTACAGTTTTGCTTACTAATGCACTGGGATATGAACCTGCCGATGCACAAAAAGATGAGAATGCTGGAAAGCAAGTTAATGTTGAACGCTTGGCGGCTAAACCAATTACAAAGGAACAGACGACGGTTAAGAGAAATTACCAAAGTAAATTAATGCCTGAAAATATGACATACAAAGCAGAACCCGACCAAGAAGAAGTTCGTGTAGAATCGGTAGCACCTGCCGAAGATTCTCAAGATAAAGATGTAGAGGCCGCTTTAGAAACAGCACTCGGAAAACTTAAGCGTCTTCGACATACCTTAACGGTAAATGAAGAGGCGGCTTTAACTCCAAGTGACGAGATGTGAGAGTAATGATATTTACTCAATTTGATAATGTAGTAAAAAATGTTTCTTCTTTAAGTAACATGGTTCGTGCTACATTTTTAAGTGCTAAGGAAAATCCTAAAGCATATGAAAAGGATTGGGAAAAATTAGTAGTTCAATTGAGAGAACTTTTAAAAGACCCTAAACTTAAGCAACAATTTCCCAATATAGATGACAGTGTTTTGTTTTCTGATGATTCTTTTTCGGTAGCAAATAATAAAGCGGGTGAAATTTATGGATATTTTAACAATAGACAATCTCCGGTTGAATTAGTAAAACAGGACAGGCCCGAAAAATTCATAGAACCAAATAAACCAATGTATCGTATATTTGAAATAGACGACATGAAAGAAATTAAAGGGCTTACAAATGATTATATTGTTCAAGAAAAATACGATGGTCTAAGAATACAAATTCATAAGTTTGAAAATAAGGTTAAGATTTATACATTTAACGCAAGAGACATTACCGACAAAATGCCCGATGTTGTTAAAGTTTTAGAAAATAGAGTTTTTCCAAGTTGTATTTTAGACGGTGAAGCAGTAATGTATAAAAATGGAGAACCTTTAGTTCGAGCAGATACTCTTGCCTATATTAATAAAAAGGTAACAGAAGAAGCAGATATTAAAGCGCATGTATTTGATATTATGTATTTTGAAGATAAGTCTGTGGCGTCTGAAAAATTAGAAGAACGCATTATGATTCTTATGAAAAATTTTTCAGCAAACGCAGATGAAAAGGTATTGTTTCCAAATAAAAGTAATACCCGTGATGCTGATTCTTTATCCGAGATTGAAGAATATGCTATGCAGATAATGGATAACCCTGCATCCGAGGGTGTAGTTATTAAAGATGCTAAATCTTCTTATGTCATTGGTAAAAAGAAAAATCCTAAATGGATTAAGTGGAAAAAATTTGTAGACTTAGATGTTATAGTTTTGTCTAAGACTGAAAATAAAAATGGAACTTTTGGTTACTCTATGGGTATTGGGCCTGTTGAAGAGGATAGTATTAAGGCTGTTGAAATGGATGGAGACTTTTACATGAATGTTGGTAAGACAACAAATACTAAACAAGATGTAGAAGAGGGAACTATTATTCGTGTAACGGCAGATGAAATCATGGGTAATCCTAAGAAGGGATTCTCTTTATTCAATTCAAAATTTCACGAAATACCTGAAGTAAAACTTCCCGATAAGTTAATTACTCTTGAATTTTTAACAACAGGTGGAAAGAAAAGTCTTGGAGATTACAAAATAGAAGCCCTTACAAAGTCGTATGAAATTACAGATGGAATACATGGTGTAGCAAAACTTCAAACAGAATTAGATTTGGATGGATTTATTTTTCACGGATTTAAAGATAAAAATTTAATGTCCAAAAACGCTTCAATAGATATAGACTTTTGGAAAGAAGAATTAAAAGATGCCTATGGTAAAGATAATGGTAGATTTTTTATATTCGTAAAACAATTAGTAATGGATTATGGTAATTTATCCGCAGATGATATTTTTGGTAGAGCCACTAAACATGACCCTAAGATGATGAATAGACTTTTTAATAATTCACAAAATAAAATGAAAGACCGTTTAATGAAAGCAGGTGAAACATACGGAATTGTTTATTCTGCTGGAAAGTTTAGCCACGACGATGATGTGTTAAATAAAGCAGAAGTTCGTAAGGGAGAGTTTGAACTTTGGATTACAAAGAACGGATATTTACATTTTGTAATAATTTATCAAGGTAAAAAAATGACTTGGGAAATACGAGTAAGTGGGGATGAACAGATATACGACTTTTTAGGAGAGTCCGGTAAATACCCCTGTAAGCAAATACCAAAACCTGATACTGAAACACTACTTGAGCGTGGGCCAATGATTTTAGGCGCACAAAGAAAAGGTTATCACGAGTATATTCTAAATGGAAAAGAGGTAAAAACTAAAATACATTGTAGATTTTTACCTGTTCAAGACAAAGAAATGTGGCTCGCATGGACAGGGTATGAATCAAAACCTGCCCCTAAATCGAGTGACTCAGGGCTAATTAATATCTATGAAGATGATTCCTAAAATTAAATAGTTTTATATAGTCCACATAGCACAGACCCTATCATGCAGTTAAGTACTCCTATGTTTGGTGATGAGCCAAATAGCGGTGGAGAATTCGTTATTCTTAAAGAAAATAATGAATGTGTTATTGCTGGCTACGCATCAGTTGATGTAGTAGATAAACAAAATGATAAAATTACTTTAGGCGCAATTCGTGAAGCGGCTGATAAGTTTATGAAACAAGACCGATATAGAAATGTTATGATTACACATTCTAATGTTCAAGTCGGAGAGGTCGTAGACCAATATACAGATTCCAATGGTAAAGTCCTAAAAACAGGCGTTGATGATACAGGGTTTTTTGTGGTGATAAAATTAAGAAATGATATTGAAAAGGCTAAAGAGGTTGCTCGTGATGTAAGAAAGGGTAATCTTCGTTCCTTTTCAATAGGTGGACAAGCGATAAACAAGACAAATAAATATGACTCCGATACCGGAAGTTATAAAGAAATTGATAAACTTGAATTGCATGAAATCACCATATGCGAAGAGGGCATAAACCCTGAAGCAAAATTTAACCTAATAAAGGAGGATAATAAAATGAATACAGAAATAGAAAAGGCTCTTAATGAGTTTAATGAAGTAATGGCTGAACTCCGTGAATCCACGGTTCTCAAGAATACAATGGACACCCTCGAACAAGAGGAAGAACTTGAGATGATGGATGAACTGGAAGAGGAGTCCGTCGAAATGGGAGACTATAGAGGCGAAGAAGAAATGAAAGCAGAATCAGATGATGATGATGATGTTGAAGAAATGAAAGATGAAGAAAAGATGGGCCGAGAAATGAAAGCCGAGTTTTCGGAATTTGTTCAAGCAAAGGCCGAATCTATTGATTCTCTTGACCTTTCAAAGTCAAACATCGAAAAAGCCTATGAACAATTCAAGGCTGAAAAAGAAGAGGCTCGTGCATACGAAGTTATTAAGGCTGAATTTGAAGCCCGATATAATAAAGACCTTGCAATTGAAGCAGATGAAATTGCTAAGAGCAAGTTTAATGCCGCAGACGCAGTTCTTTCTCTTAAGGAAGAATTTTCTCAATTGAAGAAATCTCTTGAGAACAACACTATCGCTAAGGCCGCAGAAACTCAATCTGTGTCCAATCAACTTAGTGAGGACTTCGATAACATTTCGGAAATGTCATGGAATGAAGTTCACGAATTAATGGACAAATACAACAGAGGTGCTTAAAATGACAGGATATTTTAGAACAATTGAAGACTTAGAGCGAGCGACCTACGGACTATCCGGAGGAAGTAATATTTTGAAAGCCGCAC